TCTGCCCGCCTATGACTTCAAGGTCTCCTTGAAGCTGGCGGTTTCGTTGGCTCGGTTCACTCAGGTGGCTGGCCAGCACGGCATTACGATACAGATTGGCAGCATCTGCGGATGTTCTGTCGTCTCTCGCGCTCGTAACCTGCTTGTTCAAGACATGCTGGAATCCACCTGCGACTATTTACTCTTCATCGACAGCGACATCAACTTTGAGCCGGAACACATCTTCCGTCTTATGGCTTGGGGTAGCGATCCGAAGAAGGGTATCGTCGCAGGTGTTCCACGCACACGTAGTGAAAACAAGGTCTACATCGCTGACCTTGACTATGACGAGAACCACGAACTGACCATGAACGGTATGGGTCTGGTACGTGGTAAGCGCGTTGCGACCGCTTTCATGCTGGTTCGCCGCGAAGTATTCGAGCAGATGGCTGCTGCTAACCCTGATTGGGTCTACAAGGATCAGCGCTCAGACCGCATGATCCCCTGCCTCTTTGATTTCAAACTCACCGAAGAGGGCTACATGGGCGAGGACTTCTTGTTCTGCGACCGTGCCCGTGAAATCGGTTTTGAGGTTTGGATCGACCCCAGCATTCAACTTGGACACATGGGCGTACAGGAATATGAAGGCTGCTTCGGCACCGACGTTCTTTATCCGATGCTCGCCCCAACACAGAAGGAAGCAGCATAATGGGTATCATGAAAAAACTTGGGAAAAGCGGGATGTTCGGTCTTGCTGGGCTTGCGGCAACCAATAAGGGTGCGGTTAACAAAATCGCTCGGAATGGCGGTTTGGGCCTTATAGGTATGGCGCTAGCTAAGAAGAAGGCAGCACAAGGTGCTGGCGGTATGCGCGGTCGTCCAGCGGTAGAAGATATTATGATGGCCGAACAAGTCCCCGCAGGTAGGGCTGCTCCTATTATGGCCGGAGATGTTGACGCCATGATGGGCCGTAGCGCTCAGAATGATATGTCTGGCATGAAAAAGGGCGGTAAGGTTAGCGCCGTTCAAGCCGTGCATAAGCACGAGCGCGCCAAACACAAAGGCCAGCCGCTGACCAAGATGGCTAAGGGTGGCTCGACTGCCTCCAAGCGTGGCGATGGCTGCGCTACCAAGGGTAAGACGAAAGGGCGGTTCGTGTAATGCCAGCAGCAAAAGGCACCAAACAACTTGGTTTTGATACTAAGCGTAAACCTCTAACGAAGAAGCAGTATGACGCTCTCTCGCTGAAAGAGCGTTTGCGGATGTATGATGCTGCGGAAAAGAAAGAAGGCAGCGCCACAGGCCAAAGGTCTTCTGCTGGTTCACTACCTACGGATGTAGAAGAGCGCCTAACTAATAAGCCATATAGGTATACAGAGCGAGGACGTGGGGCACCGCTTACACCTAAAATGGCTAAAGGTGGTAAGATTGACGGCTGCGCTATACGCGGCAAAACTCGTGGGAAGTTCGTCTGATGGCTAAGACACCCGCATGGCAACGCAAAGAAGGCAAAGCGAAGTCTGGCGGGCTGAACGCCAAGGGTCGTGCGTCCTATAACAAAGCCAATCCCGGTAAGCCGGGGTTGAAGGCTCCGCAACCTGAAGGCGGTCCGCGTAAGAAGTCATTCTGTGCCCGGATGTCAGGAATGATCCTAATAGCCGCATCAACAAGTCACTCCGGGCTTGGAAGTGCTGACATGGAGATGATGCTTTGGAACATTGCATTGAGCGCAGCGGTGGCTGTCATGGGCTTCTTGTTTAAGGGCAAGATCGACGAGTTGGACCGTCTTGGCATCCTACTCAACAAGACCCGTGAAGAAGTCGCCCGCGAGCATGTAACTCGTTCGGAGATGAACACACTGGTCGATAAGCTAGGAGACCGGTTTGATAAGGCGTTTGAACGTCTTGAGGCCAAGGTCGATGAGATGAGGAAGGTATAACGATGGCACGTACAATGAAAAAGTTCTCAGCCGGTGGCGCACAAGGTCGTTACGACCGTCGCATGGCGGACATCGAAAAAGACTTTAAAAAGGCTATGGCCCGTAAGACGGGTAAGGATGCCGAAGTAGCTGAAGCGAAGCGTCAGCAGCGTATCGCTGACGCCAAAGATGACCTTGCCAAGCGCACTGGTGCTGACCGCACTGCTACACGCGCTGCTGAGAGCGCAGCCGAGCGCAACCTCACGCTAACCCGTAAGTTTGGTGCGCCGAAGGCGGTAACCGCCGAAGCACCAGTATCTAAAGTCGTGGACAGCATGCCTGCGCTAACTGCGCCTAAGATGGATAGCTCCATCGGCAAGCCGCAGAGCTTTGCTGCTGCGTTTAAGGACGCTCGTTCGCGCCTAGGCGCAGGTAAGACTTTCACCTTTAACGGTAAGAGCTTCACCACAAACATCGCAGGCGAAGGTCGTAAGCCTACGTCGGGCGGTCCGAGCACAAATAAAGGTGCAACTACGCCGCCTGCGAGCACAAATAAAGGCGCAGGTACACCCGATGTAGACAAGCGGGCGGAGTTTCGTAGGCAAACAGCCGCAAAACAGGCGGAGCTTCGTCGGGAAGCCAATCGTGCGGCTATGCGCCGTAACACAGCCGGTAAAACGCAACTCGTTGGTCCTGCTGATAGTCAAGAAGCTCGTATACGTACAGCTCAAAAGACCATGGCGGCGGTGAAACCCGTTGACGACAAGGCGGCTAAATTGTCGCGCCTTAAGGTTGCGGCAGAAGCTCCCGGTGCGACTCAGTTTGCTAAGGACAGATATAAATATGCCGTATCGTCTGGTATGTACGCCAAGGGTGGCAAAGTTAAAAAGAAGGAAACTACTATGAAATACGCTAAGGGTGGCTCTACATCTCCACGACCAGTACCAAAAAAGCCAATGCCGAAAGAACCAATCACTGGTGGTGCAAACACCGTGCCGTTGACCCCTGAGCGTAAAGAGTTCCTCAAAGAACTGGCGAAGCGCAACGCTAAGCCGGGTATGGCTAAAGGTGGCAAAGCACCTAAGTTCGGCGCTGCAATGGTCAAGAAGTCTGCCGACACCAAGGGCCGTGCAATGGTCAAGAAGGCCGGTGGCGGCAAATGCTACGCTTCGGGTGGTCTCGTTGCTGGACACAAGTCGGCTGATGGTATTGCTAAGAAGGGCAAGACCAAGGGCAAGATGCCAACGATGAAAAAAGGCGGCTATTGCTAATGCGCGCTTGTCGGGGCATGGGGGCTATGAAGGCGTCCAAGATGCCGGGTAAGAAGACGATCAAACGGAAGGACAATCCTGATGATGTCTCGATGTACGCAAAAGGAGGGAAAGCGAAGCTTGACATCTCCAAAGCGATCAAAAAACCCGGCGCACTCCGTGCGCAGCTTGGCACTCCTGAGGGTAAGAAAATCCCAGCAGGAAAACTTGCTAAAGCCGCTAAGGCTCCCGGCAAGCTAGGCCAACGCGCACGGTTCGCGCAGATGCTGAAAGGCTTTAAGAAGAAGTAATGGCACGGTCGGACGAACCCAAATGGAAGCGCATCGTTGCCAGCGTAAAGGCTGGCACGAAGGGTGGAAACGCAGGTCAATGGTCCGCCCGTAAAGCCCAGCTTGCGACCCAGCGGTATAAGAAATCAGGCGGCAGCTACAGCGGCCCGAAGACGGAAGCGCAGAAATCCTTGTCCAAATGGACCAAAGAGGACTGGGGAACCAAGTCGGGCAAGCCATCCACGCAGGGGGCGAAAGCAACCGGCGAACGCTATCTACCGAAGAAAGCACGTCAGGCGCTGACATCTTCTGAATATGCTGCTACAACCAAGGCGAAACGTGCAGGCATTAAAGCGGGCAAGCAGTTCGTTAAGCAGCCGAAGGCCATAGCGAAGAAGACAAAGGGGTTCAGGTAATGTCTAAGGGCGGTTCACCAATGGGAAGCGGTGGCTTCGGTGGTCAGCAGGGCGGCTTCGGCGGCGGTTTCGGTGGACCGCAAGGTGGTTTCGGCGGTGGCTTTGGCGGTCAACAGGGCGGCTTCGGCGGTGGCTTCGGTATGCCCCAGCAACAGCAGGGTTACGGCGGCGGCGGCGGTGGATACCGGCCTTCACGCCAGCGCTTTAACCAGATGCCTCAACAGCAGATGGGTTATGGCGGCGGTTTCGGTGGCCAGATGCAAGGGTTCGGTATGCCCCAGCAACAGCAGGGTTTTGGTAACACCTTTGCACGTACGATGCCGCCCCAGCAGGGTTTTGGTGGTGGCTATGGTATGCCCCAGCGGCCTATGTACGGAGGTGACACTCCAATGGCTCCGCAACAGCGTGACCCAATGCGTCCAATGGTAAGTCAAATGGCACCGGAACAGACCCAACAATCAGCAACACCTGCACCTAGCACCGATATGAGGGCTATGATGGACCCTTTCCGGCAGCAAGCAAACCAGATGATGGCGGCTCAGAACGCTGCTCTCGCGTCTAGGGGTATGCCCACTTCAGATGCCTTAAATGTTGCTCAGCCCCCAAAGCAACAACCGCAGGCACAGACGAACCAACCTTCTGCGACCCCCAGCCAGTTATATGATGCGCTTCGGGGTATGGACCCTCGTGCGCTCCAACCAAATGTAAATCGCTTACCAACCCAACCACAAACGCCACCCAACCCGTATGCACAACAAGTACGTCAAGAAGACCCACGTATGCAGGCCATGCGGATGATGCAGCAGATGCGCTTTGGCGGTGGAGGATACAACTTCTAATGACCACATCGGGCACTACAGGATTTAACCTTAACCTTAACGAACTCGTTGAGGAAGCGTTCGAGCGTTGCGGTGCCGAGCTTCGGACGGGTTATGACCTGCGTACGGCGCGGCGTAGCCTCAACCTGCTTACCATTGAGTGGGCAAACCGGGGTATTAACCTGTGGACCATTGAGCAAGGCTCGATCCCCATGGTGCAGGGTCAAATTGTCTACGACCTCCCTGTTGATACCATCGACTTGCTTGACCATGTGATCCGCACGCAGACTGGCCAAGGCCAGACGGATATCAACATTACCCGTATCAGCATCGACACATACTCGACGATCCCGAACAAGAACGCTCAAGGGCGTCCCATCCAAGTGTGGATCAACCGTCAGTCAGGCGCGACCGAACCCAGCACCGGGGTGGCGTATCCGAATATCAACGTATGGCCTGCCCCAGAGCAGTCCAACTATTACACCTTCGTCTACTGGCG